TTTCTGTAACCCAGCCCACTCAGTCATACTGTAATCGTCAATAATCAATGTGTTCACGCCTGGCCAAGGTATAAGAGAACGCCAATATTCGAGAACATCTTTGGTCTCTTCATAACTATGTGAACCATCATAAAACATTATATCGGGACTTGGATTTTTTATATCCTGTCTAGGCCACACATAATCTTTGTCCCATTTTTCATCAATAAAGGTTATGTCCCTACCCATAATATTTCTATGTACTTCATCGTACTGTTCCTCTGCTGTACTTCTGTTCGCGTCACGCATTGCCTTAAAGTTGTCATCTAAACCTAATTCATTTATCAACTCATCTGAAGGCCCAATCCAACCCTTACACACATCCATTGTTAGTATGTGATGGGGTACTGTTTTCAATGCGTCATCAAAAGCAATAGCACTTTTACCATATAGGGTTCCTATCTCAAATACCTCAACATAATCTCTGTCAAGGAACTCTGAACAAATCTTCTCTATGGCATCATAGTCACCATCCATCATCCATCCGCGTATGTTATTTATTTCCATTAATGCATCTCCATTTCTTGTATAGTTCCAGTTTCATCAAATATTTTTCTATTATATGACTCGTCAATTGCCATGATAGTATTGTACATATCAGACGCCATGTCATCAACGGTCTTTTTATAAAAACTTGGTGCGAGGCAACAATAAATGCCATCTTTGTGTAGGGAAAACATTTTCATAAGTTCCACATTCATAAGTTTCAACCCAATGTATAGTCTAAACTGGTCAGCATAATCCTTTAACTGTTCTGGGTAATCTTTATTCACGCGGATGAATCCTGTCACAACCATGATAACTTTTGGGGATTTGGATTGTTTATTCATAATATAGTAAGGCAACTGGTGATTGGTGAATAGAGTTTGATTCCATTGGTTTATGTCTATAGTTCCATCCTCAAGATTATTAGGTAGCGCCCCACCATTTTGATTGAACACAATCAAATCAAAATCATCTTTCACATCATAAACCGAACCCATACCTCTGGTATCCCAATTGCCACTAATTTCAGTAATCTCATAGTTTTTTGATAGGTGTTTTGATAGTTCCAAACCTACCCCATGTCCACACCCAACTAACAATGCTTTAGGCAATTCCATATAATCCCTCACCGTTAAATATTTGTTGCATGATTGGTTTCTGCGTTTCACTCAAGTTACAACTACCTACGCAAGTCAAACATTTTTTATCTTCCCAATTTTCATATACCCATCTGAATGGGTCACTATCTAGTATTTCTTTCAAAGACCACTTATTTAAATCTATCTTTTTATCTTTAAGAATATGATTGACCTGTGCCTTGTGATATTGACTGTTGTGTCTTGGATAGTGTCGCATATGTCCAAACATACAACACGGCATCACTTCTCCCTTGTGGGTCACTCTCATTTCCATACCATCTCGCAAAGAAAAACATTTTATTTCACCAACCGTATCTTTGTGCCATGTCTCTACCTGTTCTTGTATCTCAGTATAGATGATGCGATTTGCCTTAGGTAGTGGGTTTTTAATCTGTTCCATATTAATCGGTTCTATTTCGTATATAACATTATAATCCGCATCTTTGACCAACATATTACTACCTTCAAATCCTTCTGGTAGTTTTATATTTACTCTGTCAAATCCCAAAGTGTTAGCGAAACTCTTAACCTCTTCGACTTGATGTTCGTTGTGTTTGAAAGTTAAAAAGTCCCAATGAGCTTTGGCACCAGTAGACATATATGCACTCACATTTTTCATGAGTTTATCCCACTTCACATTTCTCCTGTAAATGTGGTTGGTATTTTCCAAACCGTCAATTGAAAAAACCACCCACATATCATGTCCAACAAAAAGATTTCCAAGTTGAGTCCAGAACTTATCGTTCTTCATGCCACCGTTTGTGTTTATTTGTATCCGCGTATCTGGGTTGATATTTATTGTGTGTTCTAGTATCTCAATCAACTGTGGATTGGTACAGGCGTCACCGTAGTCACCACTATAAGTCCAAAACCTTATTTGTTTTATAAAGTCTTCTGGAAAATACTTTTTAAACTTCTCTAATGAGATATATCCAACATCAATTTCTGGGTTAACATTGGTTGACATGTCAACATATCTTGGACACCAAGGACAAGCGGCGTTGCATATACTTGACACTTCTAAATTTATATGTGTAATTTCCTCGTACTTCCACATCTACATCTTCCTAATAGTGACTCCAGATTTCTGTAGAAACTTTATTCCATCTTGTGTTCTATACTCATTCTCGTAAAAAACTGATACGATACCAGATTGGTATATCAACTTAGAACACTCTAAACATGGTGCGTGTGTGGTATATAATACGGCACCATCGGCACTCTCAGTAGACCTAGCAACCTTGGCGATTGCATTTGTCTCCGCGTGTAATACTTCTGGTTTAGTTTTTAACTCTATGACATTGCCTGTCAATGCACCTCGTTTGCTTGGGTACTCACAATCGTTACTCCATCCAGACGGCGTACCGTTATATCCTATAGAAATTATCCTACCTTCCTTCACCAGAATTGCACCAACTTTTAATCTTTTTGCTGGTGACAATCTCGCATATATTTTTGCTGTTTGCATATGCGCTTTATCAAATTTATCCACTACCAATCCTCTAATACTTCCTCTTTATCCCAATCTTCTTGTTCTAGTTCTTCTTCAAGTTCTAGTCTGTGTCCACAAAATGTACAATACTGAACACGATAATGTGATTCAGACATGTCATGTTTAATCCTGTAAACAGCGTCACAGTTTTCACACTCTATTATTTTTGAGGGTTCTGACATTAGACCGCCGCTGCTGTGCCCCAGACATCATCCCATTTCCCTTGTAAAGCCCCCCTAGCATAATCGGTTGCTCTATTTTCAAAGAAGTTTGTGTGTGTCGGTGCATTAATCATTTCTTCTACCCACAGTAATGGATTGCGTTTCACTTTAAATATTCCCCTCATTCCTAAACTAATTAATCGTCTGTCTGCAATATAACGGATATATGTTTTGACATCTTCTGGTTTTAGATTTTCCATTGGGCCCATTGCAAATGCAAGGTCAATAAACTTTTCCTCTAGTTCCACCATATTCTCGGCAATAGTATATATTTCTTTTTTGAGAGAATCTTTCCATAGTGACCTGTTCTCTTCTATGTATGTCCTAAACAACTTAATCATAGACTCAGCGTGCATAGTCTCATCAACGATAGACCATGTAATAATCTGTCCCATACCTTTCATCTTACCATGACGCGGAAAGTTCAATAACATAATGAAAGAACTAAACAACTGCATACCCTCAGTAAATGCACTAAAGGCGGCGATGTTTGTAGCAACACTTTCCTTAGTCCCATTTGCCTTGGATAAGTCCATGAAGTACTCGTGTTTGTCTGCCATTGCTTCGTACTCTAAGAACTCACTATATGTACTCTCAGGCATACCAAGAGTTTCAATTAAATGCGAGTAAGCGGCAACATGCAATGCTTCCCTAGCGGCAAATCCAGATAACATCATTCTCACTTCTGGTTGTGGGAAATACGGCATGTAGTTAGTTACATACCCATCTGCCACATCTATATCCCCTTGAGTGAAGAATCGAAATATGTTAGTGAGAAATGCTTTCTCTTCTACACTTAGTCGTTGTTTCCAATCGTTTACATCCTCTGCCATTGGTACTTCTGTATGTAACCAATGAGATTGCTCATGTTTCAACCAAGCGTCATACGCCCAAGGGTAATTGAATGGTTTAAAATAATCTCTTTTACTTGTTAAATCTTGTTTAGGTGTCATTAATTCTCTCCAATATCTTCCTGTCTTATTTGTTTAAATGCCCATTCTCTTTCTTTACACCACCAGCAGTTACCACATCTGCCCCTGTCTAATTCAGTACAACTATGCGTAATGGGCGCAATCTCATTCGCTATACCTAAATCGAATCCCAACTGTATAATCTTGTCTTTTGTTAAGTCAGCGAATGGCTGACTCAAATGGGTGTGTTCCTCTGTTTTGACAAACCTATCATTGGGTAGAGGATACCCTTCTGGCATCAGAGACCTTTGATTAGGCGGATACTTGTTCACCGCACTAAATAAATGTTCTGCTAATCCCTCATTCCATATCTCATAACCACCACTAGTAACATAATCAGATGGGTTATCGGATGATATATCCCCTACGATGGTTGTCTTCGTTAGGGCGTGTCCTAGACGGTTAGAAGACCATTCTAAGACCAAATTAGCGTAATGTTCCGCACCATCTAGTTTTGGTACGGTAAATGGATTACACTCTTGATTGCGTTCCATACATACGGATTTGACTAGATACCATAGAACGGCACTATCCCATCCACCACTTACTAAAACTGCAATCTTTTTATTTAGTGGAATCTCTTTTTCTACATCATCCTTCACATGCAACACAGTCTTCACCATCTATCATACTCTTGAAATCAATTTCTTTTATCACATCTCGCTCTATGCGTTTCGATACCTTGTCTGCTTTGCCTAGTTTCTCAGACCTACAGTAGTATAAAGTTTTCATACCCTGTTTCCACGCGAGATAATGTATTGCGTGTAAATATTTTATGTTAACATCTGGTCTAAAGAACAAATTAACTGACTGCCCTTGGTCTATCCATTCCTGTCTTGTAGAGGCATGTTCAACCACCCACCGTTGGTCTATCTCCATGGCAGTCTTGTACACCTCTTTCTCTTTCTCATCTAAACATGTAACATGTTGTACCGAACCGTCATTAGCAATTATCGATGACCAAATTTTGTCGTAATCCAAACGCGAATTCTTTGCAACTTTATCTTTAATAATAACATCCAGATGCTTATTTTTATTGAGGTGCGCTCCCGAAAGTGTGTCTTGTCTGTAAGCATTTGCACGATAGGGTTCAATAGACGGCGAAGTGTTTCCCATAATAATACTACTGGAAGCATTAGGAGCAATAGCCATAACATGACTAAACCTTCTTCCTGTGCCTCTTGCGTCAATAGCTTCGCCTCTGTTTTTGCCAAGTTCCAAATTCGCTTCATCTAGTTTTCCCCTTATCAATTTAAACATTCTTATATTAGTGGACTTTGCCATGAATCCTTCAAACGGTATACTATTCTTCTGTAGATATGCATGGAATCCCAATGCACCGATACCGATACTTCTTTCTTGTTTCGCTGAATAGACTGCCCTTGATACTGTCTCTGGAGCATTGTCTATAAAATGTTGTAATACATTATCTAACATCTCCGCCACATCTTTTAAGAATGTAGTACTCTTTGACCATGCGTCATAGTGTTCTAGGTTCACAGATGATAGACAACATACAGCAGTTCTTTTTTCGTTTGTAGGTAGAATAATCTCTGAACAAAGATTAGACTGATTGATTTTTAATCCCTTATCTTTTAACCACTCTGGTAATCCACGATTACTTGCATCAACGAAATGTAAATAAGGTTCCCCTGTTTCCATTCTCATCTCTAATATCTTCTGCCATAATGATTTCGCTGATACTGTATCTCGCACTTCACCTGTGTGTGGGTCTGTCAGATTCCACCTGTCATCGGCCTCTGGGTCAGACATACACTTCTCAATTAACTGCATGAACCTATCACTAATATTAATACCGTGATGTAAGTTTAGGCATCTGAGGTTTTGGTCTCCTGTCGGTTTACGCATTTCGAGAAACATTGTGATATCGGGGTGGCTAATGTCAAGATAGGCAGCATATGACCCTCTCCTTGTTTTGCCTTGTCTATAGGCAAGTGAACTTGAGTCGTAGGTCTTGAGGTGTGGCAAGACACCAGTAGACTTATCATCACTAGCTCTGATACCAAAGCCAATCCCAACACCCCCACCAAGCATACTAAGCCAATTTGTTTCCGATAAATTTTCAACTAATCCCTCCGCTGTATCGTTTATGTAATTTAAAAAACATGATATAGGTAACCCCTTACTAGACCTACCAAATGATAAGATAGGTGTAGAGTAGGATAACCAATGCTTACTCGCGTAATCATACAATCTCTGTGCATGTTCATCATTTGATGAGAATTGTTTGCTCACAAAAGCAAACCTCTGTTGTGGACTGTCTTCGTCCTCTTTCATGTAACTTTCTTGTAGACGCTGGATACCCAATTTATCAAATAATTGGTCTCTCTCTTTGTCTATCCTAATTCCTAAATAATCTTCTGTCGCCATTATAGTTCCTTTTTCCAGCGTTCCACCATTGCTTGATGAAAATACAAGCCTGGGTGCATTAAATCTCTCGCCAATGCATGTTTAGTATCCTTGTTTTCTTCCCAATCCCTGTACCCTATTTCGTTTCTTTCAAATGCGGTTACAAGTTTAAATTCAACTTGGTTCATATCGCACAATTCTTTTATTGCAAGTAAATTCTTGCGTCTATTCAAATACCTCTCAGTTTTACTCTGACATAATTCCTGTTGCCAATCCAAATCTGACCAAAACCCGATACAAGTATTCCACTCATCATTGTCCTTATCAATATACCAAGTCTCTCTTGCTAGAGTACTATTCTCCAACATAAGAACTGCCTTTGGTTTGATTACTGGTAACCAAGTTAAAAGAGTTCTAAAACTGGTATCGAGACCTGTAGTACATAGTCCCAAGTTCCATACCTTCTTCTGTATGTTTTTCTCTAGAAGAGATGTCCATGACATGTCGGCAGGCAACCCTGTACCATATGTAAAACATTCACCTATACCAACATAAGAATCTTTATCTTCATAAAACTCATCACATCGATACCCATATGAATTTAAATCGTAGTGTATTTCTGTATCCAACCACCCATACTTTTCAAGTTTGTCTTTGTGGTTCTTTAGATTAGAATCAAAAGCATCAGCACTATCTGTAGAACTCCATTCTACTCTAGTTGCTTCCTTTAGTCTTCTATTCCAAGGAAAAGCATAAGGAATTCTTTCCTCAACCTTTTCTATCTCAGAGTTTTCATCTTCTGCCTTCGCAAGTTCCAGCGCAAGTTCATTAAGTTTCACTTTCTACCGCCTTTACCACATCTGGAAAATGAGTACCTATAATAGACCAGCATTTTTTAGCAATGTCCATATGTTCTTTCTGGGTTCCATGTGCCATCCGTAATTGACAGTAATGAATCCAAGAGCGTAGTGTACCAGCCATGTAAATCGTACTCATAGTATTACCTTCTGGTAACACCGCTCTCGCTTGCTCTTTGGCAATACCATTATCTAGGGCCCACTTGTAAACTTTTTTAGCTTCATTGATGACTTTCGACTGTTCCATGTTCCACTTTTCGATAAGTTTATTATCATCCGTTTCTATGGAGTTTTGACGATTCTTTTCATCTTGCAGTCTTGCGTCACGGTGTTCAAACTCTTCCGATACTGCATACCTTTGACTAAATTCTTGGAAAGAAAAAGTACGATGTCTCAGTATTTGTCTACCGATATCGCGTGTTGTATTAATTTCCATAGTCACAGATACAATTTCAAAGGGTGACCAATGTTGATGCTTAATTAAATAAGCAAGTAACTTTGGTGCAGTTTTAGCGTTCGCCTGATTCTCTGGGTTACTAACCCTAGCTGCGTATGCAATTAATTCATTTGCAGAATGACAATCAGTTGAAGCAGAAGGCTGGGTTAACCCAACCAAACTCACTCGTGGTTTCATATTTTATTTTCCTAGTTTATGATTAGTACCATCGATTGCAGACAATAAGTCTTCAATCATTGCTTTTTTGGTTTTTCTTCGGTCAAGTTTAATTCCTTTAGCCTCACCGAATTCATCGATTTTTGCTTTGGTTAATTTTTCCAAATCCTCGATTTTAAACGCATTGGTGCTTACACCTTCTACATACTTACCGTCATTAGTAACAACAGCGACCTTCTTAGCAGGTCTTTTTTCAATAGCAGGTTTGACTTCTTTTCTTTCTGAAGGTTTCAGAATTGCAACAAGCACAGCACATGCGATAATTACACCCAAAATAGCTAGAGGTATATATTCTTGTTCAATCATATTTTTCTCCTAACATTTTTTCCATTGGTTTAACAAAAACTTGGCAGTCAATCCACTCTGTGTATTATTACTAATTACATCGCGTACATCAATACCATCGTTCACCATATCATTTATATCTTTCTGAACAATTGTCTCTGGCCATATAACAACATTATAATCCAAGTCAACATATTTTTCAACCAATTTAACCACTTCTGGGTTTCTGGGTTGATTGTCGAATACAACTGTAATATTATCACGGTCTAGGTTCAACTGTTCAATCTTATTAAAGGATGTACCAGCACAGGCAATACTGTTTTCAAGAAACAGACTGTCTAGCGGGCCTTCAACAATTGATATAGGTCTGGACTTATCAACTTTATCCAAACCGAATACTGTAGGCGCATCCTCTTTCACTTTTACAAGAATATACCTAAGCGTTTCCCCTCTCATAGCTCTCAACGACACCGACATCAACTGCCCATCGTGGTCAAAGAAGGGGATGACCAATCTGGGCTCTTCCGTTACAATCGATTTTTGGTATTTGTCATTGAGTTGTACTATATTTTTTATATTGTCAATATAGTAAAGTCGATCCCATTTATCTTTTGGGATATTTCTACTTTGCACATATTGAACTACTTCATGGTCATATGGAAGTGTATCCACCGCGTCCACAAGTTTATCGAATAGACTAAATTTTGGTCTGAATTTAGGCGGTTCTACTGGTTTATCATCGAACAGTTTATGACCATTCGGAGTCCAGTTTGCGCCTTTGGGTTCCCAGTTTTTGTTCTCATTTTCACCGAATTTCTCAAGGCAGTATTCTTTGTGAGAAGTTGGGGCGAGTTCCTTGAGAATAGTATTCATGCTAGCACCATAACCACAGTTGTGGCATTTGTATATCATGTTATTCTCTTTACGGAAAAAATATCCACGCATTTTGTTGTGATTTTTGCGTGAATCGCCACAGAACGGGCATCTTACATTCCAAAGATAATCATTCTTTTTCTTGAATTTCTCAAAGTGATGAGATATCAAGTTTATATATTTCACATCTACATAAAGCATAGGTCATATTATACGCTAAACATGGCCAAATGTCAAGTCTTTTTTTAAATTAATTTGAAAAATTTTCAACAAAATAACTATAATCTTCATTGATTATAGCATTAGAGATACCAATAGAGTGCTCATACTCTTCCTCATATCTGTGGTATTTTGGCACATCAATCTCTTTTGGTATTTCTAGGGCCCGCATCTGGTTATGTTTTCGTATTTCTAAAGTCTCATCATGCAATGTATCTAAATCCACTTCCTCATTGAGTCTTTTAAGTTCTAAAACTATGGCTTTTGCTCTGAGATGTGAGTCCTCTATTATATCATAAGAATAATCAATTAAATTTTCTGGAAATCTAAATCCATTATCTTTTAAAAACACATTCATATTAGGTGCTCCGAAAATCATCGGTAATCTCATACCCAAAAAAGGTTTCCAAGTTTTCTCCGTATAAAAAACCGCATCGTCATGTGTTTCCACTACCAAGTCTATTAATACCTCATCATACCAAGGCGGAAATCTATGTGTTCTCTGAGTATGCTTCAGAGTATGGATTTTTTCGGAGTCTAAATCTATATTGATACCCATACCAAAAAAACTTATATATTTTGACGGATTGTTGTGTCTATTAACCTGTAGGTGGCGGTCAAGATATAGTAGTCCATTAAGTTTTAATAAAGAAAAAATGTCTTGTCGGTGAGGTTTGGGTTGTCCCAACATACATGTAAAAAGTCTTGATGGATATTTTGATGTTTGCCAATATTTTTTGGGGTCTGTTCCAGACAAACTGTTATTCTCTAGTTTATTCCAAGATAAATCCCAGCAGTTCCGAATTGTTGATGTCAACCAATACCAAGGGTAAATAATCGATGTGATAGAATCTATGCCATCACATTTACCAGTAACTTCAGTATAGGATTTTGTTTTTAATTTGGAGTAATCGAAATCCGCGTGGATTTCTATTTCTTCGGCGTTGTAGACTAAGACATCTTCATGTTCATAGTCACCTCTTATCAGCTTAGCTATTCTTTCATCGTGAGTAGATAACTCAATCATAACAAAGGTTCAACAAATTTATTGATTCATTAGAAGTTGGAAAAAGTCTAGGTTGCCTATTAGAAAACCTAAAACAGCGGCACCACCCATCATCATCCATTGTCTCTTTTCGAGTGACCTTATCCTATCGTCATGATGTTGAGCGTGTTCTCCCACCAATTCTCGTAATTCCATCACCGCATCCATGACTTTATCGCCATGGGATTTTAGGTCTTTTGCAAGTTCTCTATTGGTTGTAGATATACGCGAATGTAATTGCTCGTACTTTTCTTCAAAAGTATCGTATGTTCTTTCTATGTCCACTTCTGTGGCGGATATTCGTTGTTCATGCACCGCTAAAACTTCTTTTATAGTAGTATTTAGTTCTGTTATTTTTTCTATGGATGTGTCAAGTCTACCAAACAAACCTGTCATTTGTTTAATATCTGATTCCATAACTGCGACTTTTGTTTGTAGGTTAGCTTCTACCATTACTCTGCCTCTTCTTTTTTCTTCTTTGAAGAGGCATTAGACTAGGATTTCTGCCTGGCTCACCTTGAGCTCCAGTTCCTATTCCAGCAATTGCGCCACCACCCATCGGGCCTGCTACATTTGCAATCTCCTCATTCAAAGCGAAATAGGTGAACGGTGTTCTCCCCATCTCCAACATTTTTGATTCTTTGATTACATGTTCATCCTGTGAATATAAATCAAGCAATGCCTCAAATTCACCATCTTCCATGTGTTCTACTTCATCTTTCGATTCGCGTAGAAGTGCAATAGCGGCAGCAAATGTAAGAAGTCTCCTAGCGGTTCTGTCTGGTGACTTCAGTAACGCTCTTTTAATTTTAAAAGCGAGTTTGTCTAGCAGAGTGTAAGCATCCATTTCGGTGCCACCAGATGGTTCTTTTAATTTGTTACCATCTTTGTCAACAATTCCCATCTGATACGCTGGATGTTTTTCAATAGGCTGTGCGAACATCCTAAGTATCCTGTATGCGATAAGACTATCAACAACTCTTGACATTAAATTTTCCTTAATATGTTTATTACTTTCATGTCAAGTTGGATATCATCTCCCCTAACACCACCAGTAATAATTTGTTCCATTGGCATCCTGTTTAGAAACACCAAAAAAGTTTTTAGTATAGACCAATGCTCTTTGTCTATCTTATAGAACAACAGCGGTGTCGCTGCTGTACCAAGCACATTGTACAATACTATTAGATGATTTAGGATAAGTCTATCGTTTAAGACATCTGTTCTCTCATACCTACGAAACAATCGTTTTAGGTACTTGAACCGTTTTACATCCTCTTCAAAATCATCCATTCCAGAACACTCTGGACTATTATAATTTTTCAATGCATATACTAGATAATTATCTTCATTCAAATCAATCATTCATAAAATCTTTTATTATATATTAGTTGGCAACTGTGGCAGTTCCCCCTATCATCCACCACTTACTATTAGTATATATGAGGGTTGCCGTATCGCCTGCATTATTGAATGTAATGGTATCATGTCCTAAATCTGAATCATCGAGAGTCAGAGTTACCGCACTTGCGTTTCCATCCATAACAATAATCTTTAATTGACCTTCTGTTCCAGCAGCAATGGTTAAAGTACCTGTGCTGCCTGGATTTGTCAGTCTAGTCACATTCGTTGCGACTGAAACTGCGCCAGGCCCTGTTACTGTATCCGCGTCTGCGATTGATACCTTGTCCGAAAAAGAAACAGGTGTCGCCACATCAGCGAATAGGTTTGCAGCTGTCACACCTTTACTAGTAGAACTTTGTACTAGATAAAAAGTATCAGCGGCGGCTACAGCAGTAGCCGCCGTTAATTCTGTAAGTTTACTATCAGCCATTAGTTACACTCTGGGCATGTGCAAGTACAACATTTGCAACATTTACATTTACTTGTTGTAGTTTTCACGCTTCAGCTCCTTATGCAGTAGCAGTAATTGTTCCACCAGCAGTTCCTTGTGCAGATGAGATTGCTCTCTCCGCATTTCCACCACCGATTGCATCTACCATTGTAGAACCATTAAGGTCAATGGTTTGTGCTCCAATTGATAGAACATCATTAGCAGAAAGTGTTGAACCTCCTCCTGCTATACTCTTTGAGAATGTAAGTTTATCGCCAGTTTGCGGTAGACTTCCATCCATAGTCAAAGTAAAGTTAGCAGCGGAACCACCACCAGCCTGTGAGTTAGTTACTACCATAAGAGGCGAACCACCAGCGATTGTGACTTCCTCATTGTAGTGAACATTAACTATAATTGTTCCACCATCGGATACATCAAATCCTGTTGACTGCCAATCTACAGCATCAATAGTTGCTTGTCCTAGTGAAGTTGCAAGTGAACCAAGTGCAACTAGAACTTCTGGAGTGGCACTTGTATTGCCATTTCCTGTCATAGTTGACCCAGCCTTTACAACCCAACCACTAGCGTTAGCAATAACATCTTCTTTTTGGTCTGCTGTTAACCACTTTGGTTTTGATTCGTCTGAATCAGTTGCTCCCCATCCACTCATTTTTTCTCTCCTATGTGTTTTTGGTTATTAAAACTATTTTGCATGATCCATGAAGTTCTTATGACTTGCGTGGGCATGCGATTGCATCTTTTCTTTATCTTGAGGTTTGCCACTCATATATTTATTCAAGAATTTAGCGGCATGTGCTTTAGAAACTGTGTGATGTTTCCCATCTTTAAATTGCACCTTTTTACCTACTGATATTGCTTTCCTCATTTGAGGTACGATATGTTCGATTTCTTTAGCGTTCTTCGCGTCTGATACTTTAGGTGCATCCTTCTTAGTCGGTGCAAGACCTCTTTTATCATCTTTCGCGTAGTCCCTAGCAGCATCTCTGAATGCTTTGTTTTCATTTACTGCTGTATGAGCGCCATCTACTTTATTGAAGAATTTCTTCTTATCTTCATCGGACATATCTGATAATTTCTTACCTGTCTTTTTTAACATGGATTGAAATTTTTCTTTATAATCCATTTCAAAGATATCTGAGAAATTTTCTACATCAAACATGTCAATATATTCGGCTTTTAAATGTTCTTCATTTGCCTTTCGTAATGCTTTAGAGGCAACAGGATGGTCGGATAAACCTTTCTTGATTTTTTCCATTGCCTTAGCAGCACCTGTCATGTTACCACCTTTGTATCTCTTATCAAATGCGATACCTTTGGCCTGTCTAAGTTCTTTATCAGAATAGTTGTTCTTAGTAGGTGACTGATAGTTCTCTTGCATCTCTAAGTCCATGTCATCCAACTCTGGTAAACCTTCTAAGTCTTCCTTTAGTTTTGCGTTGGCTTTAGTAACCGCCTTATTCATTTGTTTACTAATAGACTTGAGGGTTTTCTTACCCTTCGCATCAGCATGTGCCTGATAGATATCAAGAGTATTCTTAGCGACACCTTCTGATTGATAGTTAGGCTTTTCTTCTGCTTTCGCCTTCATCTTTGCCTTTATCTTTTTGGTTTCGTCCTCAGATTTCTCTTTGGGTCTTGAATATTCAGATTCCTCTATGCCGGGGTCTGTATCTTTTTCTTCTTTACTTTTCTTAGCAGATAATTTCTTGGCCTTCCTTTCTGCGGCTAATCTATTTTCTTCAGCATCGGTGGCCATTCGTTTAAATGCACCTTCCTCCATTGCTTTTGCTTGAGCGAAAGGATTTTTAGACCAATCTATTTTCATTTGTTGTTCCTCTTGATTAGTTTCATCCG